AGTTTTGATTGGGTAGAATTGTGTAGTCAGGTGGGCCCCACCATGCAATTAATAGAACGTCTCGCCATTTCTGGCGCACATGAGTCTTTTCTAGTAGGGTTGATAGTTTGGGCAATGTGTCTACCTAAAGACCAAAAGCGTTGGTGGGATGTGTCAGGGTTCCTGGACTGGAAGTTTGATGGATATGCAGGTTTTATGCATTCTATTAAAAATAAGTTCACTTTAAAACTTAAGGCATTACAAAATTTATTACCACTTGATTTAACACCCTTTTTTGAACTAGAAGTTTTAGTCAATAGAGGAGTTGGTGTTGTAGATTGGGCGCAGGAACGTCGTAATCGTGTAGAGCTGAATGTAGTCAATATTGATTCCAATACAATATTCAATCACGCAGCGCGGCTTTTTAAGAATTTGATACGGCTAAAAGGCAGGCCTAAAAGGTATAGCTGGGACAATTTTTGGGCTACACGCTGGCAGTGGAGCCCAACCGGCGCGTATAATAGCCAATATCCAGAAGATGAAAAATTTAGGCACAAAGAACACACTATGAGGCATAAATTTTATGGATTTAATGCTATGCCTGATTACGACTTTGCTCATTTCTTTAACAGGAGACCTGAGATGTGTGCTAGGTCTTCAGAAAAATATGAGTGGGGGAAAAACAGAGCTATATATGGTGTAGATAATACAAACTTTATTATGTCTAGTTTTGGTCTAGCAGGGTGTGAAGAGCTGTTGGCTGGGTTATTTCCAATCGGTGTAGAGGCAGAAGCTACAAAGGTTTCGCGCACTGTTGAACAAGTTTTAAGAGACGGTGTGCCTTATTGTTTTGATTTTCAGGATTTTAATTCACAACATAGTTTATCTAGTATGCAGGCAGTACTCGACGCTTATTTGCACACATATAAAACATATTTAGAATTAGATCAGTTACGCGCTATATATTGGGTGAGACAATCTCTGGAAAATATGTTTATTACTGGGGGTGACGGTATCCGCTATAAAGCAGAAGGTACACTATTATCGGGTTGGCGTTTGACAACCTTCATGAATACTATACTTAATTATATATATACCCAAGTAATTACAGAAAAGACGCCTATCACTACCACTCACAATGGAGATGATATTTTGGGCGCTGTTACAAGTTTAAGGCAAGTACAGCAACTAGAATATAATGCGGTGAGTAAAAATGTACGTTTTCAAAACACAAAATGTTTCCTTGGTGCAATCGCTGAATTCTTGAGAGTAGATCACCGCACCGGCACAGGTTCACAATATTTAGCGAGATCCGTCGCAACATTTGTTCACGGGCCTACAGAGACAGTGGTCCCGAATGATCCAGTCTCTATTTTAAGATCAATCTACACTAGAAAGCAAGAAATATTATCAAGAAAGGGTAATAAGAAAGTAGTAGAACGTCTCTACAGAGCTCAGCTAAAGTTTACCTGTGACAAGTGGGATCTCGACTTTCTAGATATATTAGATATGGAAAATATACATATTAGTCTCGGAGGTTACAGTGATGATGTTAGCGACAGGGCTTTAGAAAAACGTTATCACCGTACTAGGATCAAGGCAGACGGCAGTGGTGCCTCAGAAGACGTGCCACGATTGCCTATCTTACCAGGGTGTTTTACATTTTCTAGACGCATATCCAAGAAGTATGGATTATCAAATTACTTCAAAACAATATTAACAAGGACAAACTTGGCTGTTTATGACAGGTCAGCAGATTATCGATTCGGACTATACGTTGAAAAAACGTTGGTTGACGATAATATGAGACTGAAAGCAAAACAGTATGGTATGTTCAGACACCTATTTTCGGGAACGAAGGTGTCACTTGCCAAGAGTTACGGTGTACCCATACACGCTGTACAAGGCAAAGACAGTTACTTGTCAGAGATAGTATCAGGATGTAGAGATCCGCTATCTGCAGCAGTACACTGGGGTTAAGCC